CAACATAGCCTTTACCATAACCAGGTTGCTCTATTGATTTCCAATTATTATCTTGGCAAGCCTTATCCCAAATCAAAGGCTCTAACCAATCCAAACTATCTACTACAAGCGTTTTATAATCGTTATCGTTATCAATCAACGACTGTAAGTTTTTAAGCACATCTTCAAAACTTTCTGCCAATGGAAAATGGTCGGCTTCAATCTTACCCATCCCATCTTCGGTAAGTACAAATATTGGTTTATTCATACTCGCTGCAAAAAAAGTTTTACCGATACCAGCTCCTCCGTACAGGACTATCCTGGGTGGTTTCTGTTTTGCTTTCTTTCTAATATTAGCTAGACTCATCTTTTATCTCCTTCGTTTCAATGATGGTTGCACTTTCCATGCCTTCTAAAGAATCTTTCAATTCATTTATTAAGCGTTGTTTGTGATCTTGCGCAACCGCTAGTTTATTACTAAGTTCTTGAACACTAGGCTCAATGAACTTAACCATGTTTAAAAGAGCCATTTGGTCTTTGGATAAATCCGCTTCCAAATAGTCCTTTCCATCAATTGTTAATGTTGGACTTTCCATTTCTTCAACCATATTTTTCTCCATTAGATTTATAGGTTTCACATACCTTTTTGGCTGGACAAAATCTACATTGTTCGCCAAAAACGTAATTCGGTTCATCTGCTTCGCAATTATCCAAAGCATTTTTTAATTCTGAAAAACCCCAATCTACTAAGTATTCGGCAGTAGTTTCCCACGAACGAACGCTTTGTTTAGATCTCGGTTGCACTATCGTCATTATCACTTTCATATCCTCATTACCATAACGAGCCAATGCGCCTAGTGCATAAATAGACATTTGTAAATTATTCTCAGGACTAACAGGCCATGTACCTGTCTTTAAATCAACTACTTCGATTACTTCTTTATTAAAGATAATCGCATCACTTGTACCCCAACACTCAGGATTTATTTCTTCAATGCTTACTTGTTCTTCAATCAAAGGCTTGGCATTTAATTCTTTCGACCTTGATTCAATATAATCTACATACTCCTTTGCACAATCAATCATATCTTGGTCGGCAATGATTTCTACATCTTCAACAGTTTCACTTTTACCAAGCCAATAATCTTCTAGCGTGATGCCTTCTAAGTGTCCTTTCATAAGCATTTCTGCCATGTTATGTATGAAAGTACCAACGAGCGCAGGTCTGCCAACAGGTTCTCTTTCGACACCTTCGGAAAGTTTTATTGAACCAGGACACGCAAACCAACGCTCTGCGCTTGAGGGAGAAAATTTAGCGTGCTTAGAAGGCATACTATCTTTTATAAATTCTTTAGTTGCTACGGCTAACAAAGTTACTTTTCTCCATGTTCTCTACATCTTCAAGATCATACAAAACCTTGCCAGATATTTTGTAGTAAGGACAACCAACACCAGCTAGACGTTGATTGGCTAATGTGCGTGGACTCCTTTTCCAACGATTAGCTAATTCTTTAGCCGTAATAAATTTCTTATCGTCATTCATAGTTTTTTCTTGTTTGTTAAATTTTCCTTCCAAGTGATATAATTAAAACATAAATTATATGAAAGAGCAAAGAATGTGTTTTCGTGACCAACTAAAGATGGATGGTTTGTCCACTTCATTAGAGGACTCTCCTTGCATATCTGTTTGCTCTACAACTTATGGACTTAAAGATTCTTGTATCTGCGGTCGCAACCTTAAACAAATTAGTTCTTGGAACTCTTACGATACTGTTACCAAGAAAAAAATTGTTATGGAAGCAATCAAAGACGAAAGATCTTTCCCAAGACAAAAACTTACTTTTTTGGCTGACGATCATAATATTTCGTTTGAAAAGGCTAAACAAATTTTTGTCATTGAAAAGTTGTAGGTAAATCAATTTCTTTGAGAATCTCATCACCGATTTTCTCTATGTTTTCTCTACTCGTTTTATCCTCAATATGTTGATAGCGCTTCATCATACTAAGTGATTGATGGCCCATAAGCTCACCAGTCTGTAAAAAATCTACACTTGCGCTATTTGCAACTGTCCCGAAAGAATGACGGAGATCATGAAGCCTAATTTTGTCTATGTTTGGTGCAAATTCCTTACAAGCTAATTTCACGCTGTTCCAAAGCCTTTTAGGGTTTTTGATACCAAATATCGTTTTCTTCTTTTTCTCGCCTTGTAGAGTCTGTATAACGCTCCGACTTTGAGAATTCAGCCAAATTTTTCTAGTTTTACCATCTCTATCGGTTTTATGTTCTTTCAGTTCAATATAATCGCCATGCCAATCATCCCATGTGGCAGAAGCAAGCTCGGATTTACGTGCGCCCGAAAATATCAAAACCAAAATAAAACTAACTGAATGTAACAAAGAGTTATCTTCTTCCAATCTCCTAAATAATTCTTGGAATATTAAAATCTTTTCTTCTGGCGAATAAAATCTTTCTCGTTTTACCTCTGCGTGCTTCTTGATTCTACTAGCTGGATTGGTTTCCAAGTATTCGTAATCAATCGCAATCTCAAAGACAGTCTTTAAAATAGTCAGACAACGATTGGCAGTATATTTAGATCTTAAACTGAGTTCGTCAAACCAAGACTTAACATCTCCTCTGCTGATTGTATCTATTGGTAGATGACCAAAGCCAGGCTTGATGTCTTTCTCATACAAGCGCACATATTCTTGAATAGTCTTTCTGTTATTCATTTCCAACTGTTGTTGATATTTAGCAAACACTTCGTCAGTAGTTGCCTTTTTACTGCTGTCGTTCTTAGCCAAAGGATCAAAGCTAGTATCAAGCAACATCTTGGCTTGTAGTTCACTTGCAATCTTGCGTACTGTTTGTATGGGCATACCGCCATGACCAATCTTCATGTTTCTGCGTTTGCCATTGATAGTATATTTAAGATAGTAGCTGATTTGTTTCTGGCCTTTGCTATTAGTCCAGGCTACTTGTTTGATGCTTTGATTAAGTTTGTCTGAGGTTATCTTTTTCATACTACACCAAGTAAATCTCTAAGTTCCAAACGAACGCAAGGATAATGCCAAGTAATAATAAAATAATTAAGTCTTTAGGCTCTCTCATTGTTTCTCCTTTTTAGTAAAAGAATACTAAACAATGTAAAGTGATAAAGCAAGTAGTTTAGTGATTATTAATTATTTAATAATGTAATAGCTTCGTAAAGACTGTCTTTTGAGTTTATGTTTTGCATAAGAGAGTCTTTGAAAGTTACTTTGGTTCTTTTGCTGTTATCAAATATTTTAAATATTATGGTGTTGTATTCCAAACAGTAAAAGGCATAAAGATCAACCATGCCTTGTTTATAATCTCTGATTTTTGTATTAGCACCTCTGCGCATATCAAAACACCAATTAACTCTTTTGTGAGTCTTATGGCACATTTTTCTTAAAGCAGCAGTTTTTACCTGGCACTTGTACATAGTGTCATCTATTTCAAAGATTATGTCGGCATGACTGCCATGTGGTAGAACATGAACTGTATCGCTTTCTAAGCTCAGAAAACTAGCCACAGCGTACTCGCCTGCACGACCTGTTCTTTCTGTGGCTCTGGACATTTTATTCTGTCATTGATTGTTCTTGTTCTTGATTTGTAAGTTCTCTTTGAGGATCTGTTATTGATATTATGTATGCTATTCTTCTGATAGCATCGTTTGAATTAACACCTTGTTTGCCTAACTTAACCAATTCCTCAACAGAATTTTTTTTGGTAAATATGTCTGCTAACTGTTTTATTGCTTTTTGTTGAAAAAATTCTGCTGCTCTACCAGCAAATTTAACTTGCCACATAAAAGATCCTACTTGAGCTATATCTCTGGGTATGAATCTAGGATCTATTGGAGCGCTTGGATTATCAACATTTGCAAGTCTAGCTGTTTTTTTTAATCCTTCGCTAAAAGTTCTCCAGCCTAATAATAAATTATTTTCATTAACGCCTTGTGCTTCGGCAACTCCTTTTAAAACTTGATTAAAATTGTTTTTTTGTGCAGAAGTTCCAGATAAGGCTTTATATAAATCAAAACCAGATTTTAAACTTTCTCCTTTAGGCTTCATAACAAATGCTTTTTCTACTGCATTTTCTATATAAGTTCTTGCCATTAATGGAAAAGTTTCCTTATTAGTTTTATTTAAAACTTTATATGTAGCTTTAATATCAGACACGCTGTTTTTTTCTGGGTTAAATATAAATTCTTTAATTTTAGAAGGAGTAATATTATTTTTTAACAATACCTCTAAGTTATCTTCTACTGGTTTAACTAAATCGTTACTTAGTCTTGCAAAAGTATCTTTAGCGTTTGCATAAGATGAATTTGTTCTTAAAATATCATTAAGATCATCTAATAAACCGCCTTCTTCAGAGCTAAATATTCTTGAAGCATCTTTATCTAAAAATCTTTCTTTAGGTAAATTGGGCGATGCAAAAGAATCATCAATTTTTTGTCTAAACTCTTTAAGTGAAGAATCTAGTTTATTAATATTTGTTTCTGGAATTATTGTATCGTCATCTAATTTTTCTTTTGTAAGTCTAGTTTTAAAGCGTTTAAGTTGAGCAATAGTTGGAGAACCACTTGGTAAGTTTAATATTTCTTCATCCACTCTGTTTATTAACTGGGATATACTTGATTCATCAACAAATTCTTCATTTGATATTTTATAACCTGCTTCTTGTGATTTTAATTTTCTATCTTTTTTTGCTTCTGTAAGTGCTTTATTAGTTGTTGTTTTTATATCTTTAAAAGCACCTCTTAAAGAATCTGGTCTTTTAGAAATTTCGTCTAACAGTCTATCTGCTGTTTTGTTTAATTCTTCTGGCCTATTCTTTATGAAGTTATACATAATTTGTCCGCCTTTTTCTGTGCTATAAACAGTTTCTCCTAATTTTTGAATTATTCTATTATCAATTAATTCTGGAGCTGTAAGGTTTATTCCTTTCTCTTTTAATTTTTTTTCTAATTGTATAGCCAATGCTATTTCTGCATCATCTACGCCTTTTAACGCTTGATTTGCAATTTTTGCTGCTCTGCTTGGAGAAGTAAAATATCCTATACTAGCAGCCACAGAAAGAGTTATTGGAACTTGCGCCCAAACAGATGCGTTCATAATTTCTGCTGTTTCTTGAGCAGCACCAGCACCAGTTCCTATTGCAGCAACTTGTCCAATAGCTTTTGGCGTTCTAGCAAAAATACCGCCAGGCGCAGTGAATTCTGCGATTGTTTCAGCATATCCACCAGCAGTTGTTTGAGGATCGTATTCTCTTAAACCTTTTGGCACAAGGCCCATAATGTCTTGATATGTAGGCGTTCTAGTTAAAAGTCCAGGCATACCCAATATAGGTGGATTTTTTTGCCTAAATTCTTCTAAAACATTAGCTGGCGTACTCATTCCAGGAATTTTTCTCATAAGATACTCTATACCTTGTCCTGCCATGCTTGGTAAAGCTAAAGTTCCAGCAGTTCCTTTTGCCGTTCCTTTTGTAGCACTTACACCAACATCTTTAGCTACATCAAGTGCAGATAAATCTTCTGGCTGTGCTGTTTGAGTTTGAGAAAGCGCTCTTCTTTTTCTAATTTCGTTAGCTAATATTCTGACATCTTCTGTTTGACCTGCTGCATCTGCTTCTACAAGCCTTTTTTCTAATTGTTGTAAAGTAGCCATGTTTAGTAACGTGAATCATTTAAAATTTCATCAATTGTTCTTTGTCTTGATTGCGGTTGAACTTGTGTAAAAGGATTTATAAAACTTGGTAACTGCGGTAATTTTTCTAATTTATTTACATAACCTTCGTTTTCACTTGTACCAATATCAAAATTAACATCTCTGTAAAATTCATCTCTTAAACCTGTTGCTACATCTTCTAATACAGCAGTTCTTCCAGATGCTCCTACACCACCAGTTACAATTTTAAGTGCATTTTCATAATCTTTATCAGACAAACCTCTACCAGTTTGTCCTCTTGCAGCAGCAAATAGATAGGCTAAATCTCTAATCCTAGATTCCGCTACTCCAGATGCTTTTGATGCTTGTGTTATTGAGCTAGTAAAATCTTTGCCTTCTAACGAAGTGCTTGTATTTTGTATATATTTATATGCTTTTGTGTCTTTTGCTTTAGATAATATTTCACCGCCAGCATCAATATTTTTTATGATCCCATCAACAAATTGTGTAGCTTTACCAACTGCTAAAGCTGAACTAGGCTCAGTAGCAAATTTTTCTGCTAATTCTGATGTTTTAATAATAATATTTTGTGTGGCTAAATATTTTGATTTAATTGGTGCAAAATCTACATCTTTACTGCTTTCAAATTTTTCAGTAAATCCTAATGGCTGAACAACTTGACCAGATTCGTTTATTTCTTTTATAAATTCTGGCGTTAATTGACTATCTCTTACATTTTTAATAACTTTACCACCCATAGTTATTGTTCTTAAAGGATCGGAAACTGAACTTCTTTTGCTTTGTAAAAATTGTGTATATTCTTCTCTAGAAGGAGTATCGTCTGTTAGTGCATACTCTTGATAACTTGTTGGCTTTGCTTTGGCTGTACCATATTGAGCTTTGTAAGCTGCATCTGGCCCATAAACGCCATATATTCTTTGAATATCTTCTGGCAAACTAGCAATTAATTCTTGTTTTTTTAACGCTT